CTAGTTTAAAATGATGATTTAATGATTTGATTACTTAATCCAATAAACTACGACACAAAACTCTCAAATCCCCCACATCTCCTGTTGCAAAAAGTGCCAAATACAAACCAATGTTGTACTCGAGTTGCACATAATCGGCTGTGTAGAGCCTCGATTCTGGCATCGCACAAAAAAGTATCTTCCCTTTGTTGGCTGTCCACTTGGTATCTCTTCTGTTTGAAATTATATTCAACGTTGCGATTACAGCTAGATGCGTTTCCCAAGCAATTGTTCCTTGTATCTCTCGCAATGACACCCAGTAAACCACATTTTTTAGAAAATTGTGCATCGTGACCCCATTTATTGCAGACCTGATCTGATTTTCTAGCAACAATTGTCTCCAATCTAAAGATAGACTCTCCTTCTTAAGTATAGAATTGAAATTCAGCTCAACTTCTCGACTAGTAACAACTAATTCAGATGTGATTCTGCCGTCTACAGGTAATCGTGTCGAGCACTTCACAACAACACTCTGATGCTGATAATCCACAAATACACGACTCCTTGAAATATAAGTGAACATAGACCCGAGCCAGTTGAGTAAAGCAGCACTCACATCCTCTTTTCGTATGATTAAGAACAACTGAGAGATCGTGGAGGAAAAGATTTGGCTCAAAATAGGCTTGAGTTTAAGAGGGTTCAACACTATACACGTTGAGCATGGTGTGTTGTCCAGGACTTGCGAAACTCCACCTTCTTCGCCTAATCCCGTATCTTCCACTGTGATCCGCTTGGCCAAAAATCTCAGCTTCGGTATGGCATCGATCAAGGTTGTTACTTGGGTCCCATATATCATTATCTGGTTTTGACCAACGTCTAACAAACCGCTCAACAATTCGTAATCGAACAACATTGGCATCCATTCCAATCTCAATTTTTCCTCATCTTGCCAATTATACATCGAATATTTCTTGCGGGAAAGGAGCGACTTAAACAACGAGCCGTCGGGCACCATTGAGTATGATCCTGGTTCCTCTGAATCTACATATTCTGTCAATTTGAGAGAATCTATATTGATAATTGGCTGGTATGTCGTGACAGCCCCTGACCAAGTATATCGTCCATTTGGAGAAAAGGCAAACGGCGGCTTGATGGCGCTGTAGGCCGACAACAGCAGCCGAAATTGTGCCGCCTTATTGCTCAAGTCGGACAATCCATACCCCTGTTCAGCAAGCAACTGCTTGATTACTTTATCCTTCTCTGAAAGCAATAACAGACATTCCATAGCTTCGGTGCAATTCTCATCCGACAATTTGCTGACCGTGTGTGCAACTGATTGCTTAAAGACACCTTCAGTTGTTCGTTTCTTGTTCTCCGATCCCAATGCGCTTAGATACCAAACAACTAATCCTAACAGGAGTCGATACATTCTTTTACTCATCGTTACTATATAGTCGGCAAACGGAGATTGTTCCCCCCGAATCGCCACATAAGCTAGTCTTGCTGCGAGCAACGAGAGCTTTCTATCTAACCCCACTACTGTTGCAGGCTTTAACATAACTCCTGCGACATCATAACTAAGATTCCCGTACCAAAGAAGCTTGGAATTAGTAGCTGGAGGGAATGCTTGGTCTATATTTTGCAAATTCACTTTAGTTGACTGGACAATCGACTCTGGCTCTTCAGTGAATTTCCTAGTCAGTTCCCAGAATCTCGAGTTCAAAGATCTTGTGGACAACCCTAGCTGTAATTCGACCACTGCAAACAATGCTGTCATGGTTTGCAAAGCAACTCGTTTCTTTCTCTTCGGCAATCCCTCTCCTATGTTCACCATTTGACTCGACAGGTTTGTCAGGGGCGTTGGAAGGATATTCGGTATTCCGCATTCTGACAAATTTGTCTCTATATTCACCAAGTCTTGAATGCCGTGCGTATGACTGATTACTGTGTCGTCTATGCTTGAGATTGAACCTAACGCCGCCCGGGCAAACATTGCAACACTATCGTCGTAAGCCGAGAATGCCCCACCTACCAACAAAAGGAAGTTCACCTTCTGAGCAACTGTGTCCCTGCGTTCCTCTGTGTGGTCATGTAATTGTGGGACACTGACTGAGTATCGCTTCCCTGTCATCGGTAAGTAAGGACCTCTAGACCACACGCCTTCTTTGAGTCTCGAATGAACATGTCCCATAATTTGCACGCCGCTTGTGCCTGGGTCTTCTGCATGTTCCCCCCTCCGTCTGAAATAATCAAAGGGATGTGCGTATGTGACTCCTCGAACCTGTAGACCCCAGCTCTTATTGCGCAACATCGACGCCCAATCTGCAACATCTCCTTCTAAGAAATCTTTCGATGACAATGATGTGTTTCCACTCGAAGATTGTAGTATCATCGCTGAGATGGAATCTGCCTCGATCCTAGCAATCCTGTCATACAATTTAACTTTGCTTTTTAACAACAACCTGATAGTTTTAGTAGAGGTGATTTTATTGGAAATTTCAGCTGCTGCAGAATATGCGGAGCAGGATAAGATCTTTTCCAACAGCGCCGGACAAATAGTTGTCATCCCCTCTAAGACCCCGTTTAACTTCCTCTCATTCGCAAAAAGGTATTGGAAGACCGATTTTATCTCTCGATTTCGCAGCTCATCCCCGTTGCGAAACACTTCCAAAACTGCACTCTTGATGAAGGCTTCTTTAACACCTGCTCCAACTATGTTGATGCCCGCTGGACTAGTGACCAATGAAATTAATTCGCAATTCTCAGCGAAAATCGGTCTCGCATAATTTAACAACCAACCCTTCTGCTTGCCGCTAGGAGCTGACGAATTGCAACACATTTTGACCCATGTGAGATACTCGGTTAATGGATCCGGAAAGCCTCTGTGTAAATACTGAAGCGGAGTCACGGCTGGTAATCCCCCGACACAAATATGTCCTAGAAGCAATCGCTGGCAAAACTCGCTAGGTGACACATTCTGAGGAGTTGCAAAAAATCTGGCTATGAATTTCCGGTGTTTTGACACCATACGAAACTCGCATGGCTGATCAAAGAGAGGATGATACTTTGAGATTAAATGGATGGTAGACGCGGATACACAAAGGCCGCAAATCATTGGCAAAACTGCATCGTTTCCTGCGATCCCAGCTCCGAGCGCACTTGCACAAATGGAAGATACCGATGTAAAAATGTTGGGATGATCTTCATTCGCAAAAGGGAGGCATCGGGCTAATTTCTTCAATGTAACCGGTATCATGCACCCTTCGTATGTTGGCGCTTTACCATACATGAAAACCTTTGAAGAGGTCCAGGTTTCTTCCCACTTGATTGGCAACTGAAGCCTAGCAAAAGTTGAAAACACTTCCTCTTTGAAACTCCTGAAGGCACTCATAATCTTCCTTTGTTGTTCACTCGTTGGCTCTCCGTCTGCGCCGACATTCGATAAAGCGTAAGTCATCGTCGGAACTTCGTTGTCACCTTGACCCAATAGTTGAAATGAGCCTGGGTGTTTCGACGCCACCATTTTGATAATTGCAACTGTTAGGATAGTCCATCCTTTTTGTCTTAATCCTTCGCACCCTCCTTCTTGACCACTCCACGCCGTTTTACCGTCTTCAATAATAGTAGCCCCCTTAACGGTGGCGTAGTTGAAGCCGTCGAAGCAGTAAAATAGACATCTTTTGAACAGCTTATGTGTCATTGTGAAAATCTGATCAAACCCGAAAACGTCGTCTAAGATTTTGAAGCACGGTTCGGTTTGACACCCGCGCATATTGAGATTCCATTTCTCAAAGTCTATGTTCATAACAACTGTCATTTTCGGCTTGATACCGGACATGCCCTCTGTTACAGCTAATTGCTTCCCATACAAACTATTCAATGAATCCGTCATTGTAATCTCTGGGATGTTAGGCAAAACAAACTTACCCAGCAGCATTTCGCTCAGGCCAAAGTAATATTTTAGCTTCATCGATAGAAGAGAAAATAACCTAGGCAACGTTTTTAATTCTCGCTCTTTTGGGGTCACTCCGATCGTCAAATCTTCGTCTTCGATTCCCTGCTTATCGAACTCGTCGAGCATTTTTTCTAAATCAGTTTCCTGATCGTGGATTAAGTGGACTAAGGTCCTCCGATCTTGCCAATTCCCCTTCTTTTTAAGCTTAAACACCATCTTAAGTTTTGATCTCGGCAACCCACAAGCTTTATCAGAAAAGATGCTGAGGATAGAGAGTTGCCCTTTCCAATGGATCAAATCTCTGAATGACAAGTTGTCGATTTCGTTGTCTGATAGGGCATACGAATTTGACCCACCTGGGTAATCTCGATGCTTTTTGTAAAGAGGTAACAACAATCGTTTTGTTGCACGTTCGATCATTTTCTTATCGATTTCAGAGATGATCTTTTCAGGCATAGCGATCCTGCGATTTTTCTCGATGGAATCAACCACTCTAACATAAGGGTGGCCCCAATGTCTAAACAGCCCGAATGTCTGGTACCTTTGACCAATAGTAGCTTGGCGTAGTAAAGAGAATAAATCAACAGGTGTTAGCTGACGTAGTACCATGTTCGAAGAAGCTAACTTTGCGTCGTTAACTGCTTGTGATGGATCTCCGAGGTCCGTGTCTATCTTGTGTACTAGCACTGACGCCACACAAATTGATTCAAATTGCTTTATTGAATCATACGGATCTGGTTTGGTCAAGATGTGGTCGCCCCATCCATAGACCTGCATCAAAAACGAGGACGAGGGTAGAGTTTGATCCCGCTTATCTAGAAATTCGTTCAGATCAGTTAATAGTAACGAGATACTCCTTTGAGCAATTAAGTCTTTCAGCATCAACAGAGACTCGTAATCCAAGTAACACCAAGAAGTTTCGTATTCTATTAGCCCAACTCCTCCCCACATGTGGACTCTAATTAATTGGTCATTCAACACCCTATGTTCTGAACGGTCGTTTGCGATATCTCCTGCAATTTGAAGGACGAACGTCGAAAATAAATTTGCATATTTTTGATACGAATACGTAATTCCGACACTTTCGAATTCTGTGATATTCCTTTTAACCAATGGCTGACTCAAGTACTCTCCGAGGACTTTTAATTGCATATCAGCTACAATCTGCCCATCCACTGACCAAGGTGCAGAACCGTTTGTTCGTTGTTTCCACAACCGTAAGAAAAGTCTCCCTATAATTGCATGGAAATCCTCAAATATTGCAGCTTCAGAGATCCCATACCTTAGAGAAGTGAACTCCTCGTTGACTTCTGCCTTGAGGACTTCCGCCGTTACTTTATCGTAGTTCAAAGGGCTCCTTAATGCGGTGTCTGGAAAGTAAAATGACCTTGCTCGTTCTTCGTCGAATCCTCCGCCGAATGTTCCGGAAATGTTCATGATAATCTGTCCGCTGATCGTATTTGTGATCTAGTTGAGTTTATTAAAATTTGTTGTTGTAAGATGAAAGGTAGTAGATTATTCTGATTAATCAACATCATTTTCGATATAGCTTCTCCAACTCTTGCATCGGTTAGGTAACTTGACCCTTTCAACCACGTCGTTGTAACAGAAAAGAAAGGGTTTAAACTGACCAGAAGAAGTTGCACCATCACTCAACTTAGCCTCTGCCGAGTAAAAAACTCGGTCCTTTATACAATTAAGTAGATCGGCTAAGAACGGAACATCAGTCATATTTTGTAAATAAAGGGCAATCTGCGCGATATCTTTTTGTGGGACTGAGATGCTCATCAACGAGGTAACTGCGTCGACGGTAATAGTATACTCGAAAGTTGGGGCTTGTAAGAAGATTTCGCATCTTTTACCAGCATTATTGTACAATTCACGAACTGCGTCTGGCAAGAAATCGTATACAACTCTACTGTCTTTAACCGATAATAAGCGAAAGAACCATTCTGAAGGGGTAATGATGCGCTCGGATATATGATCGATCGCCACTAATCCGATATAATAGGATTGAGACGGCAACATATAAGAAGCCCCCAGCCAGTCGATAGAGCCCAGATCAGACACTTTAGCGGTAATAGTCGCATTGTCTTCATCTTTAAGAGCTTCTGTAAGTTCTTGTTTGAGAAACGAAAACCCTGTGCTTGCTAGGCTCACGCGTTTGCTAGAGCTGTCCAACCCTGCTAAAGAAGCTCGAGCTCTGGTGTTGAAGATGTTCATTTGAGTTTTCAAAGATCACAACGAGAGAGCAAGCGTATCGTCACTCGGAGACCGAGGGCCCGCTTCTACCACGACGCTGCGATATTGTAACTCGAGTACAAATGCTGAGGCGGAGTTCAAACCCGGATATGGAATGATCTGAGCATTTGAAGTGAAATGAACCCTTAGCTCTATAGAACCAAGATCACCAGTCAAGTTGTCTCCGGAGAACTTATTGATCCTAGCCACCTTGTATTCGATCAAAGATCGCCTTAGAACGACCATTTCAGAACCACGAACTGCGACCGTCTCTCTATAAGCTCCCCTCATTACGGCTTCGGTCAAGAGCAGCATAATCGTACTCAACAGTACCTTAGTTTCGTCTTGCTTGGGGCGAATGGCAGAGTCGGCTATGCCTGCTACAACAGATAGCATACCTTCGATCTGCGTTGTTGCTGGCTTTGCAGGTCCCTCGATAGACGCATAACCGA